ATATAATGAAAATTATTCATTATGCAATTATTGAATTGTACGTCCAAGACCTACAAGACAAATTGGATAAGAACAATCAAATCAATGTGTCTGTCAATGAAGAGTCTTTGCAGATATCGACAAGCCATTATTATAATGTACCTTAAATAATTTTTAAAAGTGGAGTGAAATATGTCTAATTTTCAAGTCAAGGTTCCTGTTGAAGTTCTAAGAACACGCAAGTTATTCCTTGCTGTGCCTATGTATGGCGGTCAGTGTACCGGCATGTTTGCTAGGTCAGTTGCGGATTTGTCTGCTCTTTGTACTCAATATGGTATTCAGTTGCAGCTTTATTTTCTGTTCAATGAGTCGCTTATTACTCGTGCCCGTAATTATTGTGCGGATGAGTTCATGCGATCTGGTGCGACCCATCTAATGTTCATTGATAGTGACATTGGGTTTAATCCAAATGACGTTATTGCTCTTCTTGCCATTCAAGATGAAGCAAGTCCTTATGACGTTATTGGCGGTCCTTATCCTAAGAAGTGTATCTCTTGGGAAAAGATTAAGCTTGCCGTAGATAAGGGTGTTGCTGACGATAATCCAAATAATCTCGAAAAGTATGTCGGTGATTATGTTTTCAATCCTAAGTCTGGTCAGGCTCAGATTCCGATTGGTGAACCAGTCGAAGTATCTGAAATTGGTACTGGATTCATGATGATTCGTCGTCGTACCTTTGAGAAGTATGCAGAAGCCTTCCCCGAGCTTTCTTATAAGCCAGACCATGTTCGTACTGAGCATTTCGATGGTAGCCGTGAGATTATGGCTTACTTCGATTGTATCATTGACCCAGTATCAAAGAGGTACTTGTCAGAGGACTACATGTTCTGTTATAATGTACAGAAGATGGGTGGTCAGGTTTGGTTCTGTCCTTGGATGCAGCTACAACATGTCGGCACCTACATCTTTGGTGGCTCGCTTGCAGATCTTGCATCAATTGGTGCGGCTGCTACTGCTGATGCTAGTTATTCGCATAAGAAGGGTAAATGAGGTAATATAATATGAAATTGAGTGCTAAAACGATTCAGATTCTGAAGAACTTTAGCTCTATCAATCCCTCAATCATGTTCAAGGAGGGGAACATCTTATCAACGATGTCCCCTCTAAGGACTATTATCGCTAAGGCAACTATTGCTGAAACGATTGAACGGGATTTTGGTATCTTTGACCTTAATCGGTTTCTTGGAATTCTCTCACTGTTTAATGAGCCTGACCTATTCTTTACTGACACTTTTGTAAAGATTACCGATGGGCAGAAAAGCGTAAACTTTACTTACGCCGATCCAATCACCATCACAACTCCTCCTGAAAAAGAAATCAAAATGAGTATGCCCTATGTGGAATTCGATTTGACTTCTGACCTATTGCAAAACGTAATGAGAGCAGCAAGTGTTCTCCAGCTATCAGAAATTTCATTGTTTTCTGAAAATGGTAGAATGATGATGGGTGCGAAAGATTTTAAGAATCCTTCAAACAACTCATTTGAAATTGATGTGAAAGAAACAGATGAGAATTTTAAAATTATCTTCTCATGTAACAATATGAAGATGATGAGCAATTCTTATAAGGCTTGTGTCGCCAAAGGAATTGGTCATTTCTCGTCTGAAGATGTTGAATATTTTATTGTGACTGAAAGTAAGTCTACCTATGGGGTTCAGTAATGATTGAAGAAGATCGAAAAAAGTTGAAGGATGTTTTGACTGAGGTTTCTAATTCTATGATTAGAATTAAGTCGGAACGTGAATTCATTAAGGAAGCTATTGAAGAAGCCGCCGAGAAGTTTCAGATGAATAAGAAGATTCTTCGCAAGATGGCTAAGGTGTATCATAACAACTCATTTACAGATGAGGTTATGGAAATGGAAGAGTTCCAGACACTTTACGAGTCTATTGTTATTTCTTAAAGGTATTTTATATTATGATTCGTGATGAATTTTTGTGGTCTCAGCAATATCGTCCTAAGACAGTTGCTGATTGTGTTCTTCCTTCTAACCTTAAGACGACCTTTCAGGAGTTTGTTGATAAGGGCACGATTCCTAATATGCTTCTTACTGGGCGGGCTGGAGTAGGTAAAACTACTGTGGCCCGCGCCATTCTTGAGCAATTAGAATGTGATTATATGGTTATCAATGGATCGATGAACGGTAACATTGATACTCTTCGTGTTGACATTAATCAGTTTGCTTCTTCTATGTCTTTGATGGGTGGAAGAAAGTATGTTATTCTTGATGAGGCAGACTATCTAAATCCTAATAGCACTCAGCCTGCTTTGCGAAACTTCATGGAGGAGTTTTCAAAGAACTGCGGATTCATTCTGACTTGTAACTTTAAGAACAAGATTATTGAACCTCTGCATAGTCGTTGTACAGTAATTGATTTTAAGATTCCTAACGATGAGAAGTCTAAGTTAGCTTCTCAATTTATGAAACGAATTGAGAAAATCCTTGAGGTAGAAAATGTACAGTTCGACCGGCCTGCTATTGCTGAGCTTATTAGTAAGCATTTTCCTGATTGGCGGCGAGTTTTAAACGAGCTTCAGCGATATTCTGCTACGGGTAAAATCGATAGTGGTATATTGGCTAATATTGGTGATGAGAGCTTTAAGACGCTTTTTGGTCATCTGAAAGCTAAATCGTTTACCAATATGCGTAAGTGGGTAGGAGAGAATAGCGACATTGAAACTTCGGCATTGTTTCGTCGAATTTATGATAGTGCAGCCCAATACATTAAACCAGCATCTATTCCTAGTTTAGTATTGTTGTTGGGTGACTATCAATATAAAGCCGCTTTTGTATCCGATCCTGAAATCAATATTGTAGCGTGCTTGACTATGATTATGACTGAGTGTGAGTTTGTATAAATAACAAAAACAATATCTTTCCTTGGAGAAACTCTTATGCTCAAGTTTAGTAAATTTATAATTGAAAGTGTTCAAGAAGAAAATAATGAAGTTTCACATGAACAACATATTCAGGATAAATTATTTGGCGTAAATGACTACATTCCATTTAAAAATGCACACAATCTTGGTGAATCTTATATTGTAGAATCAGTTGAAGAGCATCCTGATAATCCTAAAAGATTGATTTTTAGAGGATCTGGTCGCGGTAGTGATGCTAGTGGTCTTGTTGTACCTCGTCACATGTGGGAAGGTGGTAAGGCTAAAGATCCAAATGCACCTGTCGAATTAGATAAAAGCGGTAAACCAAAAAAAGTAAAAGCAAACCCATCAATGGGAATGCGAGATAGAAATAAACTGAGAGCACAAGTATATGGTGGGGAAAATAGAGACCCATTAACTTTAGGTGAAATTGAAAAAATTCATAAACAAGTATTAGACGAACACTTTAAAAAATCAAAACCTGAACAAATTGCAGCAGAAAAAGCCGCAGTAGAAAGATTAAAGGCTGCTGGGCATTTACCTAAGAGTGGGGACACTACAGACGAGGGCGAAAAAACTGATACTGTTCAAAATGAATTTGATGCACAAGGTAGATCTTTTGTTGCTGCCGCTTCCAAGGGTGTTGCTGGTCATGCTCTTTATACTTCTGGTTCTGGCGAAAATGAAAAACACCATATTTTAAATACTTGCCCTGCTCAAACAACAGGTTGTGGTGGTGGTGTTGATGCAAATGGAGTAGCAGATACTTCTAAAGGTACATGTTTTGCTCCTAAAGCAGAATCGCAATATGTGGATGCTTCAGTTAAAAGAGCTTGTCATGAACAAGCTAAACACGATCCAGCAATGACAAGCGATTGGATTTTAGCTCATACACATTCTTTAAGAAATCGTGCAGATGCAGCAGATAAAAAGAATAAAAGATTTCTTTTTAGACCAAATGTTGTAGATGAAACTGATAGAAGCTCTCGACATGTAATTAATCATTTGAATGCTCAACGAGCAACAGAAGCTAATCCAAAACGTCCCGGTGAAACAAAACCACCAATTGTTGCAAATTCTTATGGTAAGACCAATGAACTGCATGATCCCGAAAATAATTATTTTGTAACTCATTCAAATATCGGCCCTAAAGTAAAAGCTGGTGGTTCTATTCCTGAAAATATCCGTAGAGATCAACAGAGAGTTAGATCTACAATCAGTGCTACTCAAGGTGCTAGCGGTAAAGATATCGTTAATGATGAAGGTCATAAGACACCACCTAAAGGCTCATATATGGTGACAGATATGAGAAGAGGTAGTGATTTAGATAAAGCATATCAAAGCAACATAACTCATATCAAATATTGGTCTGCACCTAGAGAAGAACATGAATTATCAGCTTCTGAAAAG